GATACTCTCATTGTAATTGATAATGTTTGGGACATTAGACTCAAGGAAGTTAGACAGTTCTATGAAGAACTTGATCTAGTTAAGTGGGACTTTGAAGAGTGGAATGATGAATATTATCATGACAATATGGTTCAAGATACTGCTATTTGCATCCTATGAAAATTAAAGTTTACTTTGTAACTTATGATAATGACTTGGAGTTGAATAAAACTCTAAAGTCATTTGAGAAAAGTGGAATTAAAAATTATGATTATGAAATCACAGTAGTCAATAACTACAAAGATGTTTCTGTCTTGCTAGAAGATATCAACCTCTCTGTGAAAGTAGTAAACAATAATACAAGACCAACCTTCTCCACTGGTCATCTTGCTAGAAACTGGAATGAGTGTCTAATAGATGGATTCAGAGATGTTGATAATCCTGACTCTGATATTGTTATTCTTTCTCAGAATGATGTTGAATACAATGAAGACATCATTGATACATTAGTTGAGTATCATAAAACTTATAGTTTTATTTCTGCTGGATGTGGTGATGCATTTCATAGTTATACTGTAGATGCAATTAAATCTGTTGGTCTTTGGGATGAGAGATACTGCAACATAGGTTGGCAAGATTGTGATTATTTCCTAAGACAAATGATCTACAATAGAGAATCTAGTTCTGTTAATGATCCTCTTCACCATAGAGTTCATAACAAAATAGATTTTAATTTTGTTGAGATTGAAAAACATTCTGGATTTGTTAGGAATGATATTCATCATTTGACATCTATGAAGTTCCATGAAACTTCTATGTCAGTATTCATTAAGAAGTGGGGGAAAGGAATTCCTGGTATTCGTTGGGGAGCAGCAATGGATCAATATGAAGGTCCAATAAAATTTAGGACAGCACTTGAAATTACACCAGACATTGTGGTAAAATCTCCACAGTGGATTATGTACCCTTTCTTTGAAAGCAAAATAAAAAACTTAAAGGACAAAAACTACATCAATTATGAAGTACAAGATTAATCTAGTTGGAAATTCTTTTACCCATCTTACTGGTGGCAACAAAGGATATTCTGTTCATGGCAAAGAGTCTAAGTTTGTAGAGTGGGCATTTGATCTGTCTGCAGATGAAACTGTATATGTTGACCAAAACATCAATCAAGCATTTACTGATGGTGTTGATGGTGTTAAGTATGGATGGTTGCTTGAATCTAAGTTTGTTGTCCCTGGCATTACAGAAGAAATTAAATCCAATCTAGAAGAATACTTCAAGGTGTTTAAGTACATCTTTACTCATGACAAAGATCTACTTGCTTTGGACTCTAGGTTTAAGTGGGTTCCTGCTCAAGGATTTTGGATTAATGAACCAAAGATCTATGAGAAGACTAAGATGATCTCTATGATCTCATCAAACAAAGCATTCACTGAAGGTCAGAAGAATAGACTTCAGTGGGTGGAAAAGATTGGTGATCAGGTAGATCTTTATGGTAGAGGTTTTAATGAGATTGCTACTAAGGAAGAAGGTCTATGTGATTACATGTTCTCTGTAGTCATTGAGAATGGAGTTTATGAATCATATTACACAGAGAAGATTCTTGATTGTTTTGCTACTGGTACTATCCCTGTTTATCTGGGATCTCCTGACATTGCAGATCATTTCAACAAAGATGGTATTATTGAATTGACTGATGAGTTTGAAATCTCTGATGAAATCTATGAGAGTAAAATGGATGCAATCAAAGATAATCTGGAAAGAGTAAAACAGATTGAAGTTCTTGAAGATTTTATCTATACTAATTACCTGCAATGATCTCTTTTAATCAACTAGGAAATCTGGGAAGACTTGGCAATCAAATGTTTCAGTATGCTTCTTTAAGAGGTATTGCTGCTAATAGAGGATTTGATTTTTGTATTCCCTCAGAAGATGTATTTGGAGTTAGTGATCCTAATGTAAAAAATTCAAAGACTAGTATCTATGATGCATTTGACTTAGACAAATATAATAAAGGTCTTATGCCAAACAAAATGCTCCAGGAATCTGGATATCATTTTGATGAAAGTATTTTCAATACTTGTGAAGACAATGTAGATCTGTATGGATACTTTCAGTCTGAGAAATACTTCAAACATATTGAAGATGATATCAGAAAAGATTTTACCTTTGCTGATTATATTGTAGATTTTTGTCAAGAATTTTTAGAGAAGGAAGTTCAATCAAAAGAAGTCATCTCTCTGCATATTAGGAGAGGTGATTATTTGCATCTACAATCTTTTCATCCAGTTCCACCTATTGAGTATTATGTGGAGGCATTGAAGAAACTCCCAAATGTCCCTGTGATTATATTTTCAGATGATCCTAAGTGGTGTAAAATGCAAAGCATATTTGATCCAGATAGATTCTTTATCTCTGAAGGAAATCCAGCTGAATATGATATGTGCTTCATGTCCATGTGCACTCATCATGTTATAGCAAATTCTTCATTCTCTTGGTGGGGTGCATGGTTAGCTAAGAGTCAGCAAGTCATTGCACCAAAGATTTGGTTTGGATCTTCTTTACCTGACCATGACACAACAGATCTTTATCTTGATGGATGGGAGGTAATCTAATGCTCAATGATTATTTTAGTAGAATCTTTTGTATCAACCTAGACTCAAGACCAGACAGATGGCAAGATGCCTCTGAAGAATTTGCAAAACATTCTTTGAGTGTTGAAAGAATTCCTGGTATTGAAGGTGCAAAGATGAATCTTGACTTCCCACCAGAAATAAAAGAAGGTGCAGTTGGTTGTGCACTGTCTCAGTTCTTTGCAATTAAATATGCAAAGCAATTAAACTTAGATAATTTCCTTTTGTTGGAAGATGATATTCAATTTGACATTAATCTACAGACTAGATTTTCTGAGGTTGTGTCAGAAGTTCCAGCAGACTGGGATATGTTGTACCTTGGAGGGCAACACTTCCATGGTATGAATCTCCAACAGGTGTCTGAGCATATCTTCAAGTGTGAGTACACTCTTGCTGCACACTCTGTTGGATTTAAACATACTGTATATGATAGATTTATTGATAGTCTAATTAATATAACAAAACCTTGTGATGTTCACTATGCAGAATCCCATAGAGAGATTAATGCATATGTAATAATTCCCCATTTAACTTGGCAGAGGAACAGTTATTCTGATATTGAAAAGGTAAATGTGGATTACACTTTCTTGAAGCATCACAGATATCCACAATGGGGGAGACCATGACAGATACTTCTACAATTAAAAAGAAACTTAAAGGGATGGGTCCAGTTCTATGGATCAATCTAGACACTGAAACAGACAGACAAGATCACATGAATGGTCTGTTTGACTACTATGGGATTGAGAATACTAGGATCTCTGGTATTGATGCTAGGGGAGATAATGATGCAACTGAATTTTTATCTGGAAGATTTCCTGAACTAATCACTCCAGGTGAACTTGGATGCACAATGTCTCACCTCAAGGCAATCAAATATTTCTATGAAGAAACAGATCTAGATTATATTATTATCTGTGAGGATGATATTGTCTTTGATACTGTACAGTATTGGCCATTTACTTGGACTGGATACCTGTCAGCAATGCCATATGACTGGGATGTACTTCAGTGTGCTATCACTAGCACAAAGAACCTCAGAGCAAATCTTCACCCAAGATTGATCAATGACTTCTGTGCTGCATTCTATGTGATTACAAGGCACCATGCTGGCAAGTTACTCAAGCATCATATTAAGGGTGACAAGTATAGGTTGGATCAAAAGATTAAACCTAGAGCAACTTCAGAAGAAATCATTTATAATTCTGGAGTAACATATTCAATGCCTCTGTTTACCTATAGGTATGACTTTGATTCTGGTATTCATCAGGATCATATTGAGGTATTCCATAAACAAAATGTTGAAGGTGTTATGAACTTCTGGAAGAATAGACCTCCAGAACTTGGCACTAGAGAATTACTTGATTATGAATTCTATGGTTTCTGGGAACCACTAATTGGTTGACAAGATTCCAAAAATGATATACTATAAATATTAAGGACTTTTGTAATATTACAAAAGGCTACAACAAACCTATGAAGCCTCAACTACTCGCTGATTGGTTTGTGAACAACAGAGACAAGTCGAGTCTCTTTTCATCTGTGGGTAACCATTCCACAAGTAAAAAATTACGAGGTATTTCAAATGACCAAATCTGTATTCGCAGCTCTGGCTGCTGCTCCCCTTTTCGCTGGTGCTGCTTTTGCAGGTCCATACGTGAATGTTGAAGCTAACTCTGGATTCACTGGATCAGATTACACTGGCACTACCACTGACTTCCACGTTGGTTATGAGGGCACTGAGGGTGTTCTTGGTTACTACGTCCAAGCAGGTGCTTCAGTCATCTCTCCTGATGGTGCTGCTGCTGACACTGTTCCTTCTGGTAAGGCAGGTCTGAGCGTTGCTGCTACTGAAAAACTGGGTGTTTATGGTGAAGTTAGCTTCGTCGGTTCTGGCGTTGCTGGTGTTGACCGTGGTTATGGCACTAAGGCAGGTGTTAAGTACAGCTTCTGATAGTTAACTAAATCTTAACTACAAAATTAAAGACCTCTGTTAGAATGCAGGGGTCTTTTTTTCTGAAAAGACAGTACACACTAGAAAAGGAAATTACTCATGAAAGCAATCGCTCTTGCCGCTCTGGCAATTCCCATGATGACGGCACCTGCCCTTGCTGGTCCATATGTCATGACCAAATCTGAATTCAAGTTCTCTGATGAGAACTACAAGGAAGCAGTAAACCAAGCACGTCTTGGTTATGACTGGAAAGCTGGTGCTCTGAAACCTTATGTTGAACTTGGTGGTGGTGCTAAGACCCCTGATGGTGGTGACTCCAAAGGTTTCGTTGCTGCTGAAGTTGGCACTGGTATCAAACTGACTGACAAACTTTCTGCCAAGGCAAAGGTTGAAGCAATCAGTCTCAGCACCAAGACTGACTGGAAAGCAGAAATCAGCACTAAGTATCGCTTCTGATGGACTTAAAAAAGAATCTAAAATGTTGTGCTAGCAGTCCAATATGTCACTTTCTTGCTCTAACTTTTGGAACATTATCAGTGATACAGTTGGTTCATACTCATGCTCACTATACTATGGATATGGATGTAGATTCTTATGTGCTAAGTTTTTGTAAAAAGAACCCAGATAAGTGCGAACAAATTCTTGACAGATTTGAATAATAGTTTGTCAGGATACATAAACATGGAGGGGCTTGACCCCTCTTTATTTTTGCTATATAATGTTGTAAATCTTTACAAAGTATTATGACTGTAACAAAGAATGAGTTTGGGCAGCAGAACATGTGGGCAAAAGAACCCCAGATGGTGTACCAAGAGTATAACCGTAAAGGTCTTCTGACTCCCATGCAAATGACTGAAATGTATAATGGTCGTTGGGCAATGATGGGGATCATAGCAGGAGCTCTGTCCTATGCTCTAACTGGCAACTTGTTCTTTGGAATCTCTTGACAATGGCTCCATTTATCTTTACAATTACTTCAGTTGCCTTCTTTGTTTTGTTGGCACACTCAGTAAACCAATTATCTGAAACTTACTAATGACTATCTTTAGTGTTACCCTTCAATCCCCTGATGGGTCTGAAACCAAAATTGAATGTGCAGATGATCAGTATATTCTTGAAGCAGCAGAAGAAGCAGGTGTTGATCTTCCTTCTTCGTGTAAAGCAGGTGCTTGTTCAGCTTGTGCAGGAAAACTCATCTCTGGCACCGTAGATAATAGTGAACAGTCTTTCCTTGATGATGAACAGATGGAAGATGGTTATGTTCTCACTTGTGTTGCATATCCAACATCTGATTGTGTCATCCTGACTGAGCAGGAAGAGAATCTGTGACTCCATTTTCTCCATCTGCATCCATCCCCAATACCTCTGCCACAGCAGATATGCTAGGGCAATTGGCATTAGCACTGCAGGGGTTGGTTGAGTCTGGTTCTTGGTCTAAAGATCAACAACTAGAAGTACAGATAGCAGGCACTCTTAAAAGTGACAAATTTATTGTAATCAAACCTCTTAGAGAAAAACTTATTTGTAATCCTAATCCTGAACTAAAACAAAAACATGAGCAAAGTACCTGAAGTAACTTTCAAAACTCGTCACCATGATGAGGAATTTGACCTATACTATTGGAAAGAAGTAACCACTTCTGACTTGTTCTCTGGCAAGCGTGTGGTTGTATTCTCTCTGCCTGGAGCATTTACTCCTACCTGTTCTACATTCCAACTTCCTGGATATGAAGAAATGTATGAGGACTTCCAAGCACTTGGTATTGATGAAATTTACTGCCTCTCTGTAAATGATTCTTTTGTAATGAATGCTTGGTTTAAACAGCAAGGAATTAAAAATGTCAAACCTATCCCTGATGGTAGCTGTGAGTTTACTTATGCTATGGGTATGTCTGTCACTAAAGCGAACCTAGGATTTGGTCATAGATCCTGGAGGTATGCAATGGTTGTTAATGATGGTGAGATTGAACAACTCTTTGAAGAACCTGGAAAGGTTGGAAACTGTCCTGATGATCCTTATGAAGTAAGTGATCCACAGACAGTGCTTGAATATCTAAAAACTTATGCTCGTAAAGATTGATGCTTAAATATATCCTTGCTAAACTTCGCTGGGGATCTCTTTCTCCAGAACAAAAGGAAGAACTAAAAACTTTACCTATTTCAGAAGTCTTTAGTCGTCCTTACCTTGCCCCTAAACTTTACAAACATTACTAAGGAGAACTAAAATGGACAAATTTGGATTCACCCCTGAGGCAGAGATCCTCAATGCACGTCTGGCAATGCTTGGTTTTGTTGCTGGTGTTGGTGCCTATCTCACAACTGGTCAACTCATTCCTGGAATTTGGTGATTTGCTGACAATAAATACACCCCCTGAAAGGGGGTTTTTTAATAAATATCCTAGTCCATTGAATTCTCCCATAATGGCAGAACCTTCAGAGGAATTCAAGAAAAGGATTTTGGAAGAAGTAAAAAATCTCACCAACAAAGGAAGACATCAAGAAGCATTAGAATTATATAAAACTTATTTTCCAGATCTAAAAAAATAAATAGGATTGCATGTCATCCTATACTAATGCCAGAAGAAGTAAAAGAACCTCTGAAAGAGGAAGAAAAAAAGAAAGGTTTTATAGGTAAGCTGAAAGCAGCTGCTGATGATCATGAAGGTCAGTTAGAAGCAATCAGCACAATGGTTAGACTTGGTATTCTTATCTGGTCTGGTGGTATTCTCACTCTTGCATACATTAAATTACCTGCTGCTCTTGGTATCCCTGAGCAGAAACTTGATCCCACTTTCATTGCATCTGTCTTTACTGGGGTTTTAGCTACCTTTGGTGTTCAGACTGCAAAGAAATCTGGTGATGGTACAATGAAGATGGGTGCTGCTGGTGGAGGTGTCTCCAAAGCAGATCTAGAAAAACTGATTGCTGCTGCAGCACAAACTGCACCTGCTCAAACTATTCGTATTGAACAAGCACCAATTCAGATTACTGGTGTTGCTCCAGATAAGAAACAAGAACCCCCTATCATGCCTACGGTATAAACCCATGTTATTAATGACTCTTTTTATTGTTGGTCATATGGAAATTGGCAATGGAATTTGTAGAACTGATATGATGATAAATGGTGATCCAATTGCTATGGAATATCCATGTGAATATTATTCAGAATTAAAAGACTTAGAACAAGGATGGCAGTTCAACTAGGAATACTGTTTTTCTTTTGTATGTTTGGTGTGTTTATCTTTTTAGTTTCTATTTTTTCAGAGTAATGAATGTTTTTGTTAGACATGTGATGGAGAATCCATGGGCACTTGGCATTATGTCATATGCCCTAATCATTGTTCCTATAATTGGCATTTATTTTGTCCATAAATATGGCTGGGAGCACTGGGAACCTTTTCATTCCTCCAAAAAATTATGGACCCCAAGCAAAAAACATTAAAGACTACAACTACAAGGTCTCCATTTAAGTGGGTAGCACTCACTGTGGGGACCTTTTTTGGCGTTGCACACCTGGGAATTTTAGGTCACATTCTAAGTAGAGATCAACTTCCAATCATAAATCTTCCTGTTGGAGACTATACTTCATATCAAGTAGAGGCAGGAAAGGATGGGTATAAAATTAATTATAGTGCTAATGATCCCAAGGTTATGGGCACTTCAAAAATAATTGATAAGAAGAATGGATTCTTTGGTATTGGTGGTAAGACTAATATCATTCAGCAAGA